TTTTTCCAAAACAAACAGAATTAAAATCGGAAGATGATACAGGAAATTTTTTAAATTTACCATACTTTAATGGTGACGACTCAACAAGATATGCCTTTAATAATTTAGGTGAAGCTGTTAATCTAAAAGGTTTTTATGATTTATATGATTTAAAAAAAATTACACCAGAAGTTTTAGAAAGCTTAGAAATTAAAAGACCGGATACTCCATACTCTGATGGGCCACCATGCATAGAGTTGATGGCACAAAATAAAGTTGGTGAAGGTGGTAGGAACAATGCACTATTTCATTATGGTGTGTATGCTAAAAATAAATGGCCAGATAATTGGAAATCAAAAGTTGTTGTATTTAATGAAACTGCTATGGAGCAGCCATTATCAGATTCTGAAGTAGATATAATTACAAAACAGCATGATAAAAAAGAATGGGGTTATAAGTGCAAAGACGAACCTATGTGTAGTCTTTGTGATAAAACATTATGTAGAAGTAGAAAGTTTGGAATAGGACAAGAGATAATGTTTCCTAATTTGACTGACCTTCAAGTAATAGATTTAGAAGATCCATATTATTACATGAATGTAGATGGACAGAGATTAAAATTAGATAGTGTAAAACATTTAAGACAACAAAGTTTATTTCAAGAATCCTGTATGGTGCAATTAAAGTTTAGACCACCTACACTAAAAGAAAAAGATTGGGTAGTAGTAACTAACCAGTTACTGAACAATGCAGAGATAACAGAACCTGCAGAGGGTTTACGTACAGAAGATCAATTAAAAAATCACCTGGAAGAGTTCTGTTTAAATAGACTATCTTCATCTGATAAATCAGACTTACCAAAAGGAGGTGTGTGGACAAACAATGGATACCATCACTTTGTGTTTGATAGATTTTACCACCAGTTTCTGATGCGTAGAAGATGGGATCTTGGATACTCTAGAACGGCGCAGATGTTAAAAGAAAAATGTGATTGTGAAAATAAAAGAGTAGGAAAAGAAAAATTATCAGTGTTTGCTGTTAAGGAGTTTGACAAAAAACAAGAAGAGTATAAACAAAAAGTATTAAAAGAGGAGTCACCATATTGATAGCGGCGATGGATCTATTGGCAATAACAATGTTTACTGCCCTCTGGATCTATCTTCACTTGGGGTTATGAAAACAATTGTATTAGGACCACCTGGAACTGGAAAGACTACAACTCTACTAAACAAAGTAGATGAGTATTTAAAAAACACAGACCCAGATAAAGTCGGGTACTTTGCATTTACACAAAAAGCAGCATACGAGGCAAGAGATAGAGCGATTAAAAAATTTAATTTAACAGAGGATGACTTACCATATTTTAGAACACTACACTCACTAGCATTTAGAAGACTTGGAATTAAAAAAGAAAATGTAATGCAACGAAGACATTACAAAGACTTGGGTGAAAAGTTAGGTTTTCCTGTAAACTATGCAGTGTACGAGAATGATCACAACGGAATATTTACAACAGATAGTGAATATTTAAGAATAATAAATTTAGCTAAACTTAGAAACATTACACCGGAACAGCAATATGATTTAAACGAACATAATCAGGATCTGGAAAGAGATAAATTAAAAATAATAGCAGCAGAGTTAGAGAGATATAAAAAAGAACATGGTTTGATAGACTTCAATGACATGATTTTAAATTTTAAAAGATTAGATAAGTCACCAAAGTTTGATGTAGTATTTATTGATGAAGCACAAGATTTATCTAACATGCAGTGGGACATGGCAAAAACAATCTGGAATAAAACACAAGACTCTTTTATTGCAGGTGATGATGACCAAGCTATATTCAGGTGGGCAGGAGCTGATGTAGATTCTTTTATTGCACAAAAAGGTTTGATGATGCCATTAAAACAATCCTATCGAATACCTGCTAAGATTCATAATCTGGCCATGGGATTAATAAATAGAATTAAAAAAAGAATTGATAAAACCTGGAGTCCTAAGACTCACCAGGGTTCTTTGTCAAGACACGATGATTTTGAACAAGTAAACATGTCATCGGGCGAATGGTTGGTTCTAGCTAGAACTAAGTATATGTTAGATCAGTTGGAACCAACTTTATATTTAAATGGATATTACTATCAAAATAAATTTAGAAAGAATAAAGAACAGAACCTGCATCTGGCAGCGACTGATTGGGAAAATTTAAGAAAAGGTCAGCCAGCAACTTACGATCAGATAGAAAGAATATATGGTTACATGAATAACAATGCAGACAAAACTAAATTGAAAAGCATGATTAAAAATATGTCTTACGATATGGATACATTAAAAGAAAGCTATGGATTAAAAACAGATACTGTATGGTTCGAGGCTTTTGATGATGCAGCAAAAAGAGAGAAAGATTATTTAAGAAAGATGAGAAAGAATGGAGAGAAGTTAAACGAAGCACCACGTATAACTCTATCTACAATACATGGTGCAAAAGGTGGTGAAGCAGAAAACGTTGTGCTGCTCACAGACCTAAGTTTAAATACAATGAAATCATACGAACAAAACCCAGATGATGAAAATAGATTGTTCTACGTTGGTGCAACACGGACCAAGGAACATTTACACATCATAGAACCAAAACAAAAATACAAAGGATTTACAATATGACGACTAAAGATTTGTTTAAGGGCACGACATATAACTCACTGGAGGAGCAGGTAGGCGGAAAACACTATCGCAATATGAAAATTCAGCCAGCAGAGTTTATAAATGAGAATAAATTGCTTTTTGCGGAAGGCAATGCTATAAAATATATTTGTAGACATCAGTCAAAAGGGAAGGAAGAAGATATCAAGAAAGCTATACATTATCTGGAAATGATATTGGAAAGAGATTACTCATGATACAGAAACCTATGTTTTCACCTCAAGTGGAATGGTTACCACCGGAGGAGTTTAAAGATTTATCAGGCTATGATGATATAGCAATTGACCTGGAGACAAAAGATCCAGAGTTAAAAACCATGGGATCTGGCTCTGTTACAGGTAAAGGTAGAATAGTTGGAATAGCTCTAGCTGTAACAGACTGGTCAGGATACTACCCTATAGCTCATGAAGGTGGTGGTAATATGGATGAGAAAAAAGTGTTAAATTACTTTAGAACCATTCTAAGTTTACCAGCCAGAAAGATATTTCACAATGCAATGTACGATGTATGCTTTATTAGAGCTGCAGGGCTAGATATAGCTGGGGAGATCGTAGATACCATGATTGCTGGCTCTCTCGTGGACGAGAATCGCTTTCGTTACGATTTAGGCTCCATGGG